CGTTGGCGTCGTCAGGCTCAATCAGTGCATCGTCCATGGCGCGGGACGTTACCTGCCATGGTGGATTTGCGCGCCTTTACGGGGTTTACTTGCGCTTGAATGCGGTCACGGTGGAGGGGACGTGCGCAACTACCTTATCCTTGCGTGGTGATACCATCGCCGGGAACAACGCGGCCAATGCCCAGATATGCGCATCTGCACGATTCGGAGATAGACCGCCGACAAACCCATAGGTCGTGAACGCTGTCAGCTCCTCCTCCAACTCCACGAACTGGCCAACATGCCGGACCTTGCCTTGCACATACAGGGCGGAAAAAGGCTCTGCCCTCTGCACCTTGCCCCGCGAGGCTGTAACCTTCGTGAACGGGGTGCGCGGTCGTGCGGTCTGTATCACATGGCGCACCATATCGCCGCCGAAGTTTGTTTCGCCTATCACGGCATCGGCGCTCCATCGGTCAAAGGCATCCGTGGCAATCTTACCCCATGTTGCCGGTCCAGCCTTCACAGTGCAGTCTTCCAACAGGTATGCATTGCCGTCTGTGCCCAACCCCTCAACGATGATCCCGATTGCGTCGTTATCAGCATTATCCTCGTCACCCGACCCCGATGGGTCAACCGCAACGACGATCCGCACCATGTCGGGCACATTGCCATCAAGTACGCGCCATGTTTCTATGGTCACATCCTCGAACAGCGCACCAGCTACAGCTTCACCGAATTCCCCATCAAGAAACCGACGACGCATCTTGCCGGACATAGATTGCAGGGTTTGCAGATAATCGCCTGCAATATTGGCTTGGTTATCGCCGGGATTGATCTTGAACGCCGAGTAGTCCGAGGGGTTCGTAAGTGGGGTCTTGGTCTCAGGGTCCACTTTCTGCACAAACTGGCGGTATGACCAATGGGCCTTGTTCGGCGGGTTCATGTCATAGAGAACGCGTGGCTTCAATGGACGCACCACACCGTCAATCACCTGATCGGCTTGTTGCGCAAGTCGGGTCAAAGCTGTCTGCAATGACGCGTATGGTATCTGCGAGCACTCGTTGAAATAGATCGTTGCAAATTCCATGCCGAGCACTTTTTCGGCACGTTCGGCATCATCTAGGCCCGCAAACCATATCTCAGAGCCATTTGGGAAAGTCGCATACCAGTCAGTACGGTCTACTTTGAAAGTTACATTAGGAAATGCGAGCCGCATAACCTTTGGGAAGGTATCCAGCACGATTGACGCCTTGATGGCGTTAAACCGATAACGGAATATCGCGTGCCTGCTGTTAGGTGCCTTTAGGGCACGCATGACAACATTACGGACGTGCAGGAAGGTCTTACCTGAGCGCGATCCGCCAAACAGCATCACATGCTTGGCTGGCCCTGCGCAAATTGCCTGTGCCTCCCGTTGGCGGGGGGTCAGTTCAAAGCTCTGCGTCATGCTCGCCGGTAGTTACAGTCACCCCGCCCTTATGTTCAATCTGCTTGCTTTCGCGCCAGTCGGCAGGGAAACGAGCAGCCATCGAACGCCCGTAAAGATTAGCCTGGAACTTGTCGGCGTGGAGGCTTTGGCGCCCCTGTGTTTCCCACCAAGCCTGAGAAAGCACCCTCGCATGATTGAAGGCTTCAAAGAATTCTGGATGAGCATCTGGCCATGAAGCCTCCAAGGTAGGACGCGAGACACCAATCTCTGCGCACATCTCAACCACTGAATAACCTTCGCGCCCAAGCTCGATGACCTTGGCGCAGTAGGATGGATCATAAGATGATGGTCGGCCTGCTGGCATAATTCCCCCCTTAACCCTGCTCTTCCGCTGCGTCATCTTGCCGAGCCTTACGCTTCCGCAGCCGGAACAATCGCACATAGGCCATGTTCGGCGTAATCTCATGCCGCCTTGCAAACCGTGCTATGCCCCCATTGGATGAACTCGACACCAGCAGCGCCACATCAAGGCGCGGGTTCCATCGAAAGGCTGTCACCTCCATTGCAAGGCAGTCCTCGATAATGTCGGTTTCATGGTCGGCCAGAACACGCGAACGGCCCACTTCCTCAAGCAGGCCGAGTACCATCTCGGTTTTCATGCAAATCTCGCCCATCACTTCGCCCCCCAAATCCTGCGCCGCGCTACTACGCAACGGAATTGATGTGCCCACGACTGTGGTAGTTTATCCGCACCCAGCACAAACATGACTGGCTTTTTACCAACGTTATGACCGAACCATGCGCGGGCGGCTTTGTGACTGAACTGCCAAGGGCTTTGCGCCCATGATCGGCGGGGGATTAGTTCGCGCTTCATGGCTGGGACTCAATGAGCGCATCAACTACTTTGAGGACTAACGCGCCAATCAAGATCACCGCTGCCAGCCAATAGTTTTGATCCGCGTTAGCTTGGAATACCGCCATCCCTGTCAGGAACATCAGTTCAAGATTGGGCTTACCCCACCCGCGAAAACTCCAACCACCCATCACACCCTCTCCCGATACGCGCTGTACTTGGTCCAGTCCGTTGCCTCTTGGGCTAGCTGGTCGCACTCCCATGCCCATGCCCTGCGTTCGATTGCGCGTAACTTGAACCATGTGGACCAGCTACGGCGCTTGAGTTCGTACAGGATCATGGGCGCCTCACCGCCGCAATGTCCGCGCCCGATCCGGTGTCAGTCCACCGAAGCTTGTCCGCCGTGTACGTGTTGTTCAGGTCACAAAACCCGTTGGCCATCTGAATCATAAGTGGGGTGTCTCCGGTGCGGGGTGTTCTGCCATGGGTGAGGGTGTAGCCGGGGGCGGGGATGGTGGGGATCATGTCGCATGTGCCTCCCGTGCCGCCTTTTTCGCCAAGATGCTGGCTATCAGGGGGTCGGTCGAACCAGCGCCAGCACTTCCGCCGCTGATTTGCCGCCCATACCGGCCATCTTCCTCAGCTTTCCGCAGCCAGTTCCGCCACGCCGCGTCCCAATCGGCCTTGACCGCGTTCGTTCCAGTGGCGCCAGCGGCCCAATCCCGGAACTTGCTCAATTCCCTCGGCACTGCGCTGGCTGGCCATTGGCAAACCACGGAATCAAGGTTGCTTGGCAGGGTTGCAGGCTCCCAATCGACCGGAAGCCGGGTTCCCTTACGTGCGCGGGTTTTTGTTTCCGGGGGGGTATGGGTGGGGGGGTTAGAATATATATCATTGGGGGGGCGGGAAAGGGGGGGATTGGATGGGACTGTCCCGTCCGTGTCCCGTGACGGTCCCGTGACAGTCCCGTCCATGTCCCGGTAATTGGCGCGTTGACGGCGCTTGCGATCGCGCTCCACAGCCCGCTTCTGTTCAACGATTGCACTCTGTTCCTCAAGCGCACGGATGGCGATGAGGATTGCTTCCATGGGCGCCCCGGCTGCGCTCATTGCCTGCATAAGGTCGGAAACCTTCATTAGCGCACCGCCTGATAAGCGCCGTGGAACTCGCCCGTAGCGGTCCCTGTGGTGCCATTGCGCTTCTTGGCCACGATGAATTCGATCTTGCCTTGCACCTCTTCGAATGCAGCGCGCCATTCATGATAGCCTGCATCCGTCTGGTCGGGTTCGATCTGGCGCGCGTAGTATTCCTGCCGAAGGAGGAACATCACCGCATCTGCGTCCTGTTCGATCTGGCCGCTATCACGAAGGTCGGAAAGTTGCGGGCGTTTCCCGTCGCGTGTTTCGACAGCGCGGCTTAACTGGGCCAATGCCATCACCGAGACGGAATTATCCTTGGCCATCGCCTTGAGCGCGCGCGACACTTCGGACACGGCCTCATAGTTGGAGCGGCCCTTAGTATCTGGCGACATCAGTTGCAGGTAATCCACGATTACCAGTTCCAGCTTCTGCCCCTTGGCGCGCATCTTACGGGCATGGCGGCGAATGAGCATGTTGAGCCGCCCGACCGTCAATTGGCCCGCGTCGATCACCTGGAAGGGAAGCGAAGCCATGTGATGCCCTGCGTCAGCCAGCACCCGCATCTGTTCGCGCGTCAGGTCGCCATCGCGGATTGCACTGAACGGAATGCCGCGCTCTCCATCAAAGGCAAGGTCAGCAGCCATACGTCCAGCCAGTTCGGCGCTGGACATTTCCAGACTGACAAACAACACCCCGTGGCCCTGTGATGCGGCGCCAATCGCATAAGACAGCGCCACCGCCGTCTTGCCCATGCCGGGGCGACCAGCAGCGATAATCAACTGCTTGGGGCGCAATGGGCCTAGCACTTCATCCAAGGCGCGGATGCGACCCGATGTGACGCCGGGGCTTTTGTCCTTGAACCCGTCGAACAGTTCCTGAAAGCATTCCCCGCCCGTGGGCTGGTGGATGGCGTCACGGGTGTGAACAGCCATTGCGCCGTCTGCGTGGTCGATAATTTCGCTGGTGGAAACCGTCAGGTCGTCACACGCCGTCGAGGCGGTAGACAGGCCCGCGCGCATGGTGCGGCGCTGCGACAGTTCGCGCAGTTGCTTGGCCAAATCCTTGCACGATAGCAGGCCGATTGACTGGCTTCCCGTCAGCTTGGCGAGATACGAAGGCCCGCCGACTGCATCTAAGTCCGGGTCGCCCTGAAAGAACCCCTTCACCGCAACCGGGCTGATTGACTTTCCAAGCGATGCTTCGCGCAGGATCGTTTCAAAGATGCGGTCATGCAGCGACACGGAAAAATCGTGGTTTTCGATCAGGTCAGCAACCATGTCGATGGAGCCATGCCCAGCCATAAGCGCGCCCAGCAGTTCGGCCTCTGCCTCGATATTGACCAGCGCGTCCTTCATGCCACGTCCTTCAATGCTTCAATAAATGCATTGAAGGCGTCGATTTTCAGGCTGCACCAATGGGGGTTATTCATGATATCAGGCTGCTTGCGCTCGTACTGCATATAAGCGGCATGAACGGCAAAAGCGCACTCGGCAGCGATAGAATCTTGATTGCGACCGTTTCCGGCGCTAGGGGCTTTCTCAGCCATGATCGAAGTCCTTCTTTCGATTATCGGTTAGGGCCAGCGTCTGTTTGCGCAGACGTTTGGCCCGCCTACCTTCTAAAGTATTACCGCTAATTTGCAAGCGCACGTCTGGTGTGTCGCCGTAATCTTCAACAGGTTCAGCCAGCGTTTTATGCCAGCGGAACGGAAACGGATGCGGGCAGGCAATCGCGGTCATGTATTCCCCCCTATGGTGACTTCGATCCGCCCCGGCTTTTCAGGCTCGGCAAATTCAAACACCGGCAGAAACCGACTATCGTTGACGCGCAATGCATCAGCGATCCCATCGAAATAGGGCTTCATTCGGTTCGGGAAGTTCACCCGATCCCCCCGCCGATCCGCTGGCACGAAAAGAACGCGCACGATTATGTCACCTGTGGCAGGCGCAACTGGCTTTGCTTCCAGCGTTGCTGCAAAGGCCCATGCGCGATGCTTCTTGGTCACTGCGGACTTGCCGTGCCAATTGCCCTTAGCGTGCCCTGATAGGCTGGACGGGGGGAACGGGAGAGTAATCACGTCAGGCCGAGCGCGGCCATGTAGGCGTCGAGAACCGCTTCCATTTCCTTGCGGTCGTCCGGCTTCATCTTGCGAAGCTTGACCACCTGGCGCAGGATTTTCGGATCATAGCCGGCCGATTTGGCTTCGCCGTACACGTCCTTTATGTCCTCGCCGATGCCCTGCCGCTCCTCGGACAGTCTTTCAATTCTCTCCAAAAGGAGCCGCAACCTATCGTCTGTTGCTGTGATGGTCATGCTACATGCCTCCATGTTCTATTGTGTCGGATCAAGTGTATGGTAGAAATTGAAACCCCGTAATCAGATGCAATTGATGGGTTTCTTTCGCCGCCGTTAATGCGCTTGCGAATTTCAGAAACTTCAGCCTCGCAAAGAACAGCGCCAAAAACGTCAGAGCCGCGAATATCAGTCTTGTGCCGAACTCTGTCCGCTTGGTTCTCAGCGGGCGTTGCCCACCTCAAGTTGTCCAATCGGCAATTTTGTTTATCGCCATCATTGTGGGCAGCATGTGCACCTGAGAATGGAGCGTCACCGCAGAATGCCGATAGAACAATTTTATGCAGCCGCTTTGTCGTAACAATCCCGGCCTTACTCAAAGTGACAAGTAAGTAGCCCTTAGGCCCGCTACATGGTGTAAGAATGCGTCCTGGAACGCCTAACGACCTAGCCGGTGCAGCAAAATCACGGCGAATTCGTCCATGATTACTTACCTCGTAAATTCCCTCATAGTCTATGACTGGAAGCCAAACTTCAGCCATGTTCAATCCTTCGTTTGCAGGGCTTGTGGGATAGGTTTGCCAAGTTCGGCACACATGAGGCGCGCACGTTCCCGGATGCGCTCACGGGGGCCTAGGCAGGCCAGCTCGGACAGCACGCGAGCGGCTTCCGATGGCGTGGGTTTGCGGCGGCGGAATGGGTTCAGGATCATTCGAACAACCCCTTTTCCACCATCTCGCATTGCGCATTCAGCCGCGCTGCGATCTGAAACACATCGTGCGTGTCGATCGGGTGTTCGTCCGTGGCGTTGGCGATCAGTTCATGCAGTTGCGCCTCGATTGCGCGGAGGTTTTGCGCGATCATGCTGCGGCTCCAGAAAAGAGGTCAGGTGCAACGCCCATGCAATGCGGAGAAAGCCACAGGCGCTCACGTGCGGAATTATCGCGACCCCGGCCTTGGCCTTGTGATCCGTATCCGCCGCGCGCCTTCCATGCGACTGCGCGCCATCCTTGGCTTTCCAGCGTGTTGTGTTCGCCATCGTAACCAGCCAGAACGATCCGCAGCGACGCGTTATCGCCATTGGCCGCGCACCATGTCAGCACATCTCCAGCCACATCAGGCTGGCCTTGTGCGTAGTCGATGGAATGCTCGGAGGCTGAATATGGCGGATCAAGGAACACACCAGTTAGACCACCGCCAGCATCCAGAACGGCAGGTCCGGTTACGCGCGACCAGTCCCCGCAAGCGACCCGCACATCACGAAGGCGGTCGGCAAGATCAGCAAACCAATTCTCTATAAAGAGCTTGCGGTTAACGCCTTGACCCTCCGACAGGTGCGGTAGCTTGCGGTTAACGCCTTGGGCCGACGACAGGTGCGGTAGCTGGCGGACGTCCTGCAACTGCCCGTCTAGGCTAATCCATGGCCCCTTGCCGCTGCACCAGCCCGAACCGATCCAGTTGCATGAACCCCATACCCACCAGCCTGCGGCCTGCGTGTCGAAGTAGTTCGCGTCCCCCATAAGGCGCTCGGTCAGGCGCTCACGTTGCCCGACCAGCCAGATATGACGCGCGTGGAGGTCAGCCTCATTGCAAGGCCAGTCGGCATGATCTGCTACCGCTTGGGGATCAGCTCGAATTGCGCGCCAGAAGTTCGCCAGAAGGCCGTCAAAGTCGTTGACCGTCTCAAACTTGGCCGCATGGGGGCGCTGCAACAGGACCGCACCCGAGCCAAAGAACGGCTCTACGTAATGGGCCACATTGCCAAGCGCGTCCCATACCTGCGGGGCAACATCGCGCTTCCCGCCGAACCATGGAAAGGGGGCGTCCGTCATTTCGACACCCCACAAAACTTGGATTTGCAATTGGCGGCTTCAGACAGCGCGACCAACATGTCGCATTGCTCGCACCATGCCTTTTGACCGGACACAGGCACCGTCAGCGCAACCTTGATCGGCACCAGCCGTGCGCACAGTTCACGGACGATTGCCGCATTGCGAGGCAGGTTCATGCCGTCCAGTGCCTCCGCTGTGTTGGCGGCGGATGTGACCAGTTCCAGCGCGGTCATTTGGGACAGGGCGCTCATGCTGCTACCTGCTGGGCTGGGCGCGAGCCGGTTTGACGATAAGCCAGTTCTGCCTTCAGTTCGGCGACCGAGTAGGCCCCCAATCCGTCGCGATCATGCACCGTAATGCACCGCCATTTCACTTGCGCAGGGCGCGAGATATAACCGCGTTCCTCAAGCGCCTTCATCATCGGGTGAATGCCGGACTTGGACTTGATGCCGATCCCGTCCGCCATTTCTTGGAAGGATGGGCAAACCCCAGCGCGGTCATGCAGGGATTGCTTGATGAACGCCAACAACTTGGCCTGTTTGGGTGTCAGGCTCATACCGACAACCTCCGGCGCAGGTTGCTTTGCTTGGCCCGGTGTTCGATACCATCGGCAGCGCGGTCCCATTTGGACGCCTTGAACGCGATGCGATCTAATGCCTGTTGACGCATGGCCTCAATATCGGCGCGCGGCATTTCGACGGACCATTCCCGGCGCACCATGGCGCGGATGAAACCAATGTCAGAATGGCGCGCTGCCAATGTGCGGGCGTAGGCTTTCGCGGACGAAAACGGATGTGGGGGGCGCGTGCTCATGCTGCGTACCCCCCTGCCAATGCGCAGTCAGGGTGCGGCCCCAACAGAAAGTTGCCTTCACCGTTCAAGTCTTGACAGCCCTTGAGGCCAAGCCCGCCGATCTCGCCGCAGCGCTTGCAAATATTCTGCGCTGGCTCATCTAGTGGCACCAGTTTAGCTGCGCTCACCTTGCAGTAAAGCGTGTCATTCTTGATGTAAGACCGCGCAGGCGTATCAAAGTCGCTGTCAACATCATCGACACGGATAACGAACTTTTTTCCACTCTCGCCCGATACAGTCGCGGGCCACGTTTCAAGGTTCCACGGGTCTTCGTCGTATGCGCCACCATCATGGACTGGCCATGATACTGATACCCGCTGACCCGGCGCAAATTTGGGCTTGCGATCAGGGCAGTTGAATTTGATTGAGGTAACGCCAAGGCCACGAATACCAGCGGCCATGCGTTTAGCTGACTCGCATTCTTTGCGGGGTGTGGCGCAATTAAAGCAGGGGCGAAAGTACGTCATGCCAGCACCGACGCAGCTTGACGGGCAAACGCGAGAAACGCATCCCGCCAGTATTCCGAAGTCCAAGGCTCGTTGTCTTGGTCGCTGAAAATAACAGGCCGAACATTACCGGCAGAAGTGCGATCGTGAACGTCGATCATCGTGACAATCTTTGCCCATGGAAGACAGGGCATGATCTCAGGGTGTTCTAGAATGGCGGACATTTGTACCCCCGTTGGATAATACTAAATGGATGTGGCAAATCGTTTGAATCAGGCCATGTTGAAGGCATGTTGTTCTTGGAGCCTGCCCCCACCGGAGACGAACGGCCCCCACTGGTCGGCCATCGCCTGCGCAATCCCGGCAAAGGTCCGGCTGCGCTCTTTCCATCGATCGGGACCGGGCGGCATCCGGTGAATGCGGGCCTCGCGACCCTCAACAATGTTGGTAGGTGCCAGCTTGGGAAGGCCCTTGAGCCACAGGCAGGTTGCCTTGGTTTCCCCATGGCCGAACTGCCAGGGCTGGATGATCTGGTCCGGCTTGCGGATGTGGCTGGAAATGACAGAGATGGGGTTTTCCAGAGCGATGTAAGGGATCGGCGCATCCATCATGGCGCGGACAAAATCCAACGCCCGACCCTGCCTGCCATCTGCGATCTTGGCAGCGAAGTGACGCGCGCCGGAAACGCTAAGGTCAGTGCATGGCGGGTGTGCGATCATCAGGTCCCAGCCGTCAGACAGGACCGCCAGAACATCGCCCTGAATATGCCAGCGCGGGTCGCCCTCGGTCGGGAGAATGTCGCAGGACCATGCGTCGTGACCGGCAGCGCGAAACGCATCGCGGACCGTGGCGGAATATTCGCAAGCAATGAGCGCCCTCATTCGCCTGCATCCCGATCCGCGATGGCCCCGCACAGTTTGGCAGTGATCCACGCAGCCAGCGCACACGCGCCGATGGTCCAGCCGATGATGGCGGCGGTCATGATGAGGGATGCCATTTATGCGGCTTTCGTCTTGGTAGACGCTCCGGTTCCGCAGAACTTTTCCAGAATGTCGATCTCGTGAGGTTCCGCCTCGACCAATGGCCCAACACGCTCCCCGAACATCCGGTAAACCGAGATAGCAATTGGGATGGTGAGGGCATGCGGATACTTGGGGGAAACGATCATCGACGCGTAGGAACTGGTGACGCCTGTTGCCGCCGTAATCATCTTGGTGAGAGACATTGGCAGGGTCGGAGCAATGACGCGCTCCAAGGTCTTCATGTGCGCCTCAATTTCAGGCGCGATGGTGAACCACTCCCCGGCCAGCCGGTGCGCCTTGAACTGATCGTGCAAACTGCGCTCCATGGTAATATCACCACGGCACACACGCTCAACAACCAGAGGCGTCGGGCTATCGGTGCGCATCTTGGCAATGCGGGAATGCAGGCTATCGGTGTAACCGATCTTGACGCGGTTAAGGTCGCGAGCCGTCACGAAGTAGATCATGCGGCTTGCTCCCGTGGGAACGTGGCAATGAAGTCCCGCACCTTGCCAGCGGTGCTGAACCGGATGTCTCGTCCAGACCTAAGGTCGGGAACGAAATTCTTGTCATTCAGTGCGGCCAATCCGAATTGACTTTCGGAAAGGTCATGCGTGGCACAGAATGCCTCGATGTCTTTAATGAGCGTGTCCATACCTCATTAGTGGGGGAGATTTCCCCCACCGTCAATAGTCAGGATGGGATATTTCGCGAATCCCCACCCACCCTCATTCCATGCGATATTTCCCCCATGGGAAACATAGAGGCAATCCGCGCGGCCATCGAAACGGCCATGACCAAAAAAGGCTTTAGCCGCCGCAGTCTGTCGAAGGCGGCAAACCTAAGTGAGTCCGCCGTGCGAGATCTACTCACTAGGACAGACAATCCGGGCATTGGTACGCTCCGCCAGGTCGCGGAGGCTTTGGAAATGCCGGTCGATCTCTTGACCGGCTCTGCCATAATGGTGCCAGTATTGGGGAATATCGGGGCGGGTGGTAAGGTTCTGTTTACCATCGACCCAGATATAGAATTAAATGAACACGAAAGCCTCCCCATGGTCCCGCGCCCTCCAATGGTAAGCGGACGCCTTATGGCCCTTGCCGTGGTCGGTTCCTCGATGCTGCCGAAGTACGAGGATGGCGACATCATCTATGTGCGCCGCGACCATGACGGTGTGCTGCCCAGCTACATCAACCGCTATTGCGCGGTCAGGACGGCAGATGGCGGCACATACTTAAAGATACTGTCCCAAGGTAGCGAAGCTGGCCGCTACACCCTGCGCTCCCTGAACGCCCCGGACATGGAAAATGTCGAAGTCGTTTGGGCAGCGCGCGTCGCGTTTGTGATGCCCAAAGAGGGATAAAATGCGGGCGGGGGATATTTCCCCAAAATAGCTATTGACCATGGGGGGAATTTCCCCCACACAGACTCCAACGAGGCCACACCGGCCCGGTTGGAGTCTTCCCCCATGGCAAGCATCACCCTCGCCCAGTTCGAACGGATCGACAGCCTTCTGTCGGACATCCTGCGCATGGGCGCATTCGAAACGTGCGCCGAGCCCCGCGTTTATATCCGCACTGAAAACCGCCTGTACGATGCCCTTGAGGAAGCGATGGGCCGCGCATGGACGGATCAGTATCCCGCCACGCTCGAAGCCGCTGCGCAGGTCGTCACGATGGGCCTGTTGTCCGCTACGTTCGTTACCGACGAAGTGGAGGGCTGAACCATGATCCCCACTACATTCCGCGACCAGTTCGCCCAGCTTTCCCCCGCCGAAGTGATCGACGTGCTTGGCTGGATTGTCGAGCCCGGCATCAACAGCCCTGTTGCCGATGTGCCAGATGATCTGGCCGACGCAATGCAGCCCATCACCGAGGCTTATCAGGCCGCGTACAAGGCGATGGCCAACGTGCTTGATCCTGACCCCCGCGACCGCGCCGCTGATGAAGCGGATTACCGCTACGAACAGTGGCGCGATGAACGCGACATGCGCGAGTATGATCGGGAGCAGGCAGCATGAGCGCGCTTGAACAGTCGATGCGCGATATTTGCGCAAAGCATGGCCTGCTGAACATCGTGCTGACCATGCACTCCGCGCCGACCAATCATCTGTCGGTATCCGTTCAATGGCTGGACGATAGCCAGGAACGCGGCCGGGGATGCGTCTTTGGCGATGGCGGGACTTTCGCAGAATGCCTAACCGACGCGCTGCGCCAGATGGTTGATATGCGCTTCCCCGTTCCCCCGATGTCCGAACTGGCAGACGTAGTGCTTGAGGTAGTAGCATGAACATGCGCGCTACCAAGATTGAATGCCCGGACTGCAATGGCGAAGGCTTTGTACGTGTCAATCAGTGGCCCTATGGCCCGACTTGCCCTTTTTGCAGCGGTGCTGGCTGGCGCGAAATGACGCAGGACGAGGCAGATGATGCCGCCGCCGATGCGTTCAGCGACATGTGCGAGGGAGAACCCCCCGTCGGATTGATCGAACGTCACTGGCAGGATGCCCGCCGCCTCTCACAGATGGGAGTGCGCTGACATGGCAGGTGAACGCACCCGCGCGGCAATATTCGCTGACATTGTGCAAGAGCAGCACCGCGAGTTTGAGCCGACCAACACGCTCAACCGCCATATTTCGCAAGCCCGCAAGGAAATGGGCGAGGCCGAATGGCAGCGGCTCAATCGGGAGTGGGGGGCATGACCAACCTCCACCTGTTCCGCACACACCCGCGAGAGATCGCAATTCTGACCGCCGCAATGGTTGTTGGGTTCATTGTTCTAGGAGTTGTATCGTGAAAATCATTATCGAAAAGAATGTGGAGCTTCCCAATTCTGGACGCAAAGGGGTATACCCATTTTATGAAATGATGGTTGGCGACTCCTTTGCTGCTCCACGCGATATGGGTGATACTGTTGGTGGCCAAGACAAGCGCCAGAACACTATTGCCTCATGCGCGCGGTTGTACTGCAAGAAGTACAACCTGACAGCGAAATTCACAGTTCGCCTTGTCGATGACAACACCGTCCGTTGCTGGCGCACCGCATGACCCCCGCCAAATCCACCCGCAACGGTCGCCCCGCTTATGAGGCAGCGCCACCCCGCACCCTAGCCCCCGTTACTATGCGGGAATGTCTGGAAAGGAAGGAACGGACATGAACGCTCCCGCCAAGATTGAAGTCCCGACCGGGTTGGCCCTGTTGCGCCAGCCTTTCCCCGCCCACCAGATTAGCAAGCTGCCGAAGGGCGGCGTCATGCTCGATTATGTCGGACATGC